TCGTATATCAGCTTTAGAGAATGAAAACAGAGTATTAAAAAACTCTAACTTAGTAAAAACGGAGTTAGTAGATACCTTAAGAAGAGAAGTAAATTATTTAAACAACACTAAAAAATTATAATTATGAGTACTAGAATGAATATTTACAGACAATTAGACCAACAATTTGAACTAGAAGACAACTTCGGAGACACTAGAGAAATGACTCAAGAAGACATAGACTTCTTAAATGAATTAGATAAAAAAATATAAACTAGAGTAGGTGTAGCTGACTGATAATACTGTCGCAAGTTTAAAGTATGGCTACATCACTTTTTAAAATAACCGTGCCAATCCTAACACGTATTTAAATAGGGTATAATATAAAAACTAAAATTATGAATGTATTATCATTATTTGATGGAATGAGTTGCGGACAAATAGCTTTAGATAATCTAGGAATTAAAGTAGATAACTACTTTGCAAGTGAGATAAAGCCTCACGCTATTAAGGTAACTAATCATAACTATCCAGGAACAAAGCAATTAGGTGATGTTACTAAAATAAAAGGTTCTGATTTGCCTAAGATAGATTTATTAATAGGTGGTTCTCCTTGTCAAGACTTTAGCCGAGCTAATAGAAAAAGAGAGGGCTTACAAGGTGTTAAGAGTGGATTGTTTTATGAGTATATAAGATTGTTAAAAGAAACAAATCCTAAATATTTCTTACTTGAAAATGTTAAGATGAAAAAAGAATATCAGGACATTATAAGTGGTATTCTAGGGGTTCAACCTATAAATATAAACTCTAAGTTAGTTTCTGCAGGAATGAGAAATAGACTATACTGGACTAACATACCTAATGTAACAGTACCTAATGACAGAAATATAGTTCTTAAAGATATTTTAACGGATGGTTATACTAATAAAAATAAAGCTTACTGTTTATTAGAGAGTGAAAGCAGACCACAAACAACTAACTGGAAAAGGTTTAGAAGGTGGAGAAAAAAAGGATTTGTTAATATAGTATTTGAAACTCCTGATTTAAATTTATTTAAAAATAGAATACTAAATCAAACGGAATTAGAGAGACTTCAGACAGTACCTGAAGGTTATACTAGCATATTGTCTAGGAATGAGTCTGCATCTTTATTAGGTGACGGATGGACAGTAGATGTAATAGCTCACATATTTAAAAACTTAAAATAAAAAAATATGAGCACAATAACATTATTAAACCACGAGATAGTAGACCACGATAAGACACTAGAGCTTATGATAGATGACGACTTCTACTATGGTCACTTAGGATTAACTAGAGCGTTATCTTACAGTACTATTAAACACCTTTTAAAGAGCCCTAAGTGGTTTGATTTCAAGAGAAAGAAACAAGACCCAGAGAGCCAAGCTTTAAGAGATGGCAAACTCGTGCATACAGAGATACTAGAGCCTTCTAAATACGGACAGTTTACTTTTGTAGATACATCTTCTAAGAATACTACTAAATGGAAACTAGCTAAGGAACAAAACGGACAAGCATATACATATACCTTAAAAGAGAAATATATGTGCAATAGAATAGCTTCAGCTTTCTTACAGAATGAAAGAGCAGTATCATTTATGGACGGAGCACTAACAGAAGTACCTGCATTAAAAGAGATTAACGGCTTAGCTATAAGAGGTAAGGCAGATATATTAAAAGTAGGTGAGTACGTAGCAGATGTAAAGACTACTGCAGATGGTTTAAAAGACATTACTCTAAAGGATGGTACTGTAACAAATCAATTTAAGTTTACTATTCAGAAGTATGATTATGACTTACAAGCGTATTTATATACTCAGCTTTACGATGTACCTGACTTCTATTGGTTAGTAGTAGATAAGTTTACTACAGACATAGGTATCTTTAGAGCCTCAGAAGAGACGTTACAGAGTGGTAAGGATAAATTAGAAGCTGGATTAGCTTTATACGATGCTTTCTTTGTAGAGGAGCTTATAGACTTATCACAGTATCATAAAGAATGTACAATTTAAAAACAAAATACATATGAGTAAAACATTTAAAGAATTAGAGCAGGTTAATTATGAGTCTGCTCTATTTGCCTTAGCTCACGGAGTGGACTACGAGCAATTAGGAGACATTATGGACGAAGCTTTAGAAGTAGAGGAGTACGAAGTAGTAGCTGGTATAGAAAGAGCTATAATCACTCACAGTAAGACAGGAGACTATAATTGTATGGTTAAGCCTGTAGTAGATGAGGAGTTAGAATTACCTGAGGAATAAAAAAAAGTAAAATAAATTAGGTCAGTTAATAAAAAGGTTATATCTTTGAATCGTGGGAACTAACTCACAGACTAAAATATCAAAAATGATGTCAAGTAAAGAACAAGCAATAGTAAAGCTTAACGAACAGATTAACGACAGAGAATATCAATTAGATATGCTTAAATTAGCAATAGCTAAAGAGAAGATAGGTTCTGAATTATTATTCTCATTTAGAAGATTATGTCAGGATGTAGTACAAGATATAACAGACTTAAAAGATAAACTAGAAGACGTTAACTTATATAGATAATGGATAAACTAAAAACAATGGTAGCTACCTCAGACCAAAACTTAATATCTGAGGTACTTATCAAATGGAATGAGAATAGTAAGAACGAAGACCTTAAAGAAATGTCAGACGCTTTCTGTAGGTTATTTACTTACATTAATGAAATGGAGTTATATATACTTACTATGGAGTCTACTACAGGTCGTATGATGGCTTCTAAGAACAGAGCTATTAAAAGCAAGAGAAAGATAGAGAAGGAGCTTAATGATGTACATAAGGAGCTAATAGAGAAACGTAAACAGTTAAAAATATTTACAGGATAGATGAATATACCCTACCACTTAAAGGAATTAGAAAAGCAATATAAAGATAATATATTACAATACCTTACAGACCAATTAGAGATAAGTAAAACAGACTTTAGTAGACAATACTTTAGCGATTTAATAAAAGAGTATAGAAGATGGAACTAATAGAGATAAGAAAGAATGTAGAAGATTATTACGGTGTAGATATATCTGTAAAGAATAGACGAAAAGAATATAGCAACGCTAGAAAGATGTATAGCTATGTAGCTAGACTAAACAAGCATAAGTTTGTACCAATAGGAGAGCTAATAGGACAACCTCACGATGTTATACTATATCACGATAAGATAGCTAAGAGCTGGGTAAAGTCTAGAGATAAGCAATTCCTACAAGAGCTTAAGGATGTGTTTGAGATGAAAGTAAAGGGAGACCCTGAAGAGATAAAGTTAGAGAAGTTACATTCTAAGTTTGATAAAGCATTAATGACAATACCTTTAAACCTACAGGATGATATATTAGAGATGATAGAGATAAGAGTAAAGGCATCTGAATGGAAGCATAAAGATACCCTTAAGTTATATATTGGATTAGACACAGAGATGTTAGGAACGTTTTAAGAGCTTCTAAGAGACTCTTATGTGTTTTTAAATAAAGAGATACATATTATGGTAGCAGAGTCTAAAATGATTGTTAAAATAGCTCTAGGAGTTATGTTAGCAGTATTAAGTACATTAGAGAAAGGAATAGACTATACATTTGTAGAACATCCCTACCAGAAATATGTTAAAGAGTTTGTTAACGAATTAGAAGACGCAGGAATAAAGATACCTGAGCAAAAGAGATGGACTGTTAGAACAGAACCTAATTTCTTTTTTACAACTACAATAGGACAAGCTATAGGAATGTTTGACGACAGACAGGTAGTGTTATTTGTACATCCACTATTGAAAATGAAAAGTCCAGACGTTATAAGGTTTGTTATATGGCACGAGCTAAGTCACGATGTATTTAACCTAAAGCACGGTACTACTATGCTTATGAAGACTACAGCCTCTAGTAATGATGGTGCTATTTTTCCAATTGCTAAGAAAATGTTAATACAGTATCTTAAAGAAAACCTTTAGTTGTTTTTAAGTAAAGTACTAGAAACCAAGATAAACCGAGATGGCAGGAAAAAAGAAAATAGACGGAGCAAATAGTTCAGATAATTGGGGAGGCGTTAGACCAAATAGCGGACGACCAACTAACGGAGAAGTAATTAACATAAGAAAGATACTAGACGACAATATAGATATAGATGTAGTAATACAAAAACTATTAGAACGTATTGAGTCAGGAGACCAACGAGCAATAGAGTTGTTTCTAAAGTATAGAGCAGGATTACCTAAGCAAGAGATAGACTTAAATACTAAGTCGGATGTAGATTTAAACATAACATTAAAAGGGCTAGTCTCATTTTCTGACGAATAACTATGATAATATTAAACCCTAAATACAGACCTTTATCGCATAACGACTCTAGGTACTTTGTAGTAACAGGAGGTCGTGGCTCAGCTAAGTCTTTTAGTATAGCTACTATGATACTTTTACTTACTTATGAGAAAGGACATAATATCCTATTCACTCGTTACACAATGACCTCAGCTTCTACATCTATTATTCCTGAGATGACAGAGAAGATAGAAATGCTAGGTAGAGAGGAAGATTTTATAATTAACAAGACAGACATCACTAATAAGACTACAGGTAATAAGATTTACTTTAGAGGTCTTAAGACAGGTTCAGGGATACAGACAGCTTCTTTAAAGTCTCTTACAGGTATTACTACTTGGATATTAGATGAGGCAGAAGAGATGCCAGACGAGCTCTTATTTGATAAGATAGATTTGTCAGTAAGAAGTAAAGATGCTCAGAACAGAGTTATAATGATTATGAACCCCACTACAAAAGCTCATTGGATATATAAGAGATTCTTTGAGAAGAGAGGTATAGCAGATGGTAGTAACCAAAAGACTGAAGACACTACATATATACATACAACTTACTTAGATAACTATGAGCACTTAGATAGTACCTTTATAGATAACATAGATAGAATGGCTAAGGATAGACCTGAAGAGTATAAGGCTCAGATATTAGGAGGTTGGAGAGATACGGCTGAAGGTGTTATATTTAAGAATTGGGAGCT